ATCTGTTTGCCACTCAAACGTAGTGTTATCAACGGTTCCACGTCCACAACCATTAAGAAATGGCGTGTCCATTGGACTGATATTATATATAATATTTGATAGGTCTTCCCTAATGCCAATGGCACCATAGGTTTCCCTAGTATCTGTTGGAACTGTCATAATGCAGTCCTCCTTAGTTAAATGTCTATAAAATCCTCAAAGAGACTTACCGAATCATTTATACGACCAGTCTCTCTAAGACGCTTCATTTGAGCATTACGTTTTGCTTTGGTGGAGTCTTTTTTGGTACTCCCCGTTCCAGCCCTTACAACCTTTGGTTTGTTTTTTAACTTCTTGGCTTTTATGTTTGTGTTTTGCAACTCATCATATTTTGCCGCCTTTAACAAAACCATCAAAGACCTATGATCGGATAAAGAATTAAGTTCGTCACTTGTGAAACCATTATTTTCCGCATAAGATCGTATTTCTGCGGTCATCTGTTTTGCTTTCTCAGGATCGCCCCAATCAGGAACTTTCTCAATTAGCTTTTCTTTTTCACTAATAACTTGCTCTCGGAACGCTTGTTGAGTTTCAGCATCGTTCTGCTCTTTAGCTTGTGAATACTGAGCATGTTGCTGACGTATTGCTTCCTGCGCGTCCCTATATTCTTCCCTTCGTGTTACATAAGCGATTGGATCATCTTCCTTTAAAGATTCCCAATCCAATCTTTCGTACTGCTGTAACCCGCTCATGGTCTGTCGGCTTAATACTGCCAAAGCTTCCATGTATTGCTGGCGATTGGCCTGAGTCGCAGCTATCTCCTCGCCTATTTGATTCTTTAGCGATTCAATATCTCTGCGTTCTTCTGAAACCTCCTGCGTTTTTCTAGTGTAATCCGACTGGCGACTATAGCCTTTTAAAAGCTCATCAAAAGTTACTTCATGTTCTTTTCCGTCTATACGGACAGAATAAAGCTCCTCTGAATCCTCTTCGTCGGTTTCTTCAGACTCTTCTTCTTCTTCGGACTCATCATCCTCAGAATCTTCATCATCTTCAGACACTTCTTCCAATGATTCGTCTTGAGTTTCCTCTGTAGACTCTTCCTCTTCTGAAGGCTGCTCCTCTTCGTTATCAGGTGTTTCCTCTGAGGAATCTAATAAGCCAAGAATTGCATTATGGGCTGCCTCAATACTTTCTGAGGGAGCTATTGGGCCTTGCGGCACGGACGGGGCATTTTGCGTATCCGCCATTTTAACTTCTCCTTAAACATGTGGGTGTTGCTTTTCCAAAACCTTAGCCATGTGTCCAGTTTCAACTATGGACGTTATATGCGCCTTGATTCTTTCAAGCAGTCTCGTTGCTAGCCAGCATGATTCTCTCTGGCTTATATCTCCTGAGCCGGTTCTAGACCAACTCAGTAACAACTCTTTCTCTAATGTGTCAAATGCTTCTACAAATAATTCGTTCTCTAAGAGTCTCTTTGCCTCTTCTTCTCGGTTCATGTGGCTCCTATAGCTACTGCGCGTTTTTGTTCACGCTCAAGTTGAAGTTCAGCCATTTTCAATTCTGCATCCACAGCGTCAGCAGCGGCTACTTGCTGAATCTTTTGTTGTTTAACTTGGATATCAGCAGCTTTTATCTCAAGCTCTTTTTGTTTTAACTGCATTTCCATAGCTGCCATTTGTTCTTTTGGGTCTGAACCCGGCTGCTTGGGTGGAATCCTAGAGGGGTCTGTGAGAAAATCATCGACATTCTGAAACCCCATATTCTTCACCATAGCTGCGCCTATGTTATACATATTCTGCGCGTTTACTATTGGCAACCCGCCCTTCATAGCCTCGCCAGCAAATTGTAACATTGCAGACAAGTGAGCTAATTGTTGGTCTTTATTTCCATTTCCTAACGCTACAGATACAGTGCAGTCTGCTTTATCACTCCATGAGTCAGGGCGAACAGGTATCCACTCATTGCGAAGCATTACCGTTCTTTCTTTATCTTGATTCTTTATAAGCAATTCGTATATTCTACGCATTAGCTCTTTAACACCTGTCTCTGCAAAATTCCTTGCAATCAATTCAACCCTACTCTGAGCCGCTGTCATTACTGCATTGACAGCGGTTGCTGTAGTATGGGAAGTCAAAGCATTTTCATTTAATCCCTGAGACATTTTAGATACGCCAGCTCTAGACTCTCTTACGCTATCTAAATACTCAAGCATCTGAAATGTATACGGCTCCAGTGATGGGGTCGCCAAAGGGGTGATAGCATTGGGAGACTTTACGCGAACCACACCACCGGGCCGTTGTGTTAATAGGTCATCTAAATTCGCTTGACCTTCAAGAACTGCGTACCGTCCAAAGTTCTGGTTATACATATTGTCCATAAGGTTACGCATCAATGTACTCTTCATCAGTTGAAGGTCCATTACTAAATCAGACACGGACAACCCAAAAAACTTATGCGGTATTTTTATCGGTGTAATGCTTACAAACGGTATAGAGTCTACTTCTGAGTTGTCTAAAACTTTATCACCGACAGTGCAGAATTTACGCAATTCAGCAATTCCGTCACCATTATAATCAACTCTTAAAAAGCTTTCATGCAGCCAGTAAACCTGCAAACTATCATCTTCTGTTACTGACCCCCAGTCATTACCCCAGTATTTTGCAGACTTGTCAAACTCGTACCTCGACAAGCGTTCCATTGAATACTCATCTTCGTTAAACCCGCCACTAGATAAATCTTCTGGCTCAAGGTTTTTTTCTGGGTACATCTCTCTAAGGTCTGATAAAGTCTTGGGGACTCTGTGACAAACAAACCTTGCGTCCTGTATAGACTTAGCTTCCCTAGAAATAAGGAACTCATCAGGCGGAACATTCTCAACCTTTATTCTACCATTATAGGCTGTTCTCTTAACTACAACATCATGCGTCCCATCCTCGAATTCAGTATGCTCTATAACTTCTATATCGTCATTTGATACTAGAACCTCTAATTCCACCTCTCCAAGATTATGGTACTCTTCCCTAGCTTCTTCCTCATACTCATTCCACCACACTTTAACAATTCCATTTTTCTGCATTAAAGCATCAGTGAACCAAGAGTACAGAACTTCCCAACCGTCGTTATCTTTGGCGAATACATAATTAACGTAGTCAGTTGCCTGTTTTGCCATAGCAACATCTTCTGGCCCAACAGGGCTGAACTTGACCATCTCATCGCCAGATGCGAATATACGCATCAATGATGGCTTGATCCACTCTATGGTATCCTGAACAGTAGAATCTACATACTGACTTCTACCCTCAACCTCATTACCAAAAGGAAGTGAGTAGTAGTAATCCATAGCCATTTCACGCTGCTTAGATATAGTATCACTGTAACCAAGAGAGTCGGTAATTTCTCCCCGTATCCTAGTTACAACGTCTTCTTCGCTAATTTTTTCAGCCATCAAATAATTCCATATTGCTTGTACTCTACCTCATTAGTCCAGCTAGGGTCCGCTCCCGCTACGGCATACCTTTTAGATTGGAATGCGTATCTTGTTGCAGACATTAGATCATCTCTTAGGGGTGTAATCTTTCCTTCTTTTCTGTGGTACATTCTAAACTCTTCAAACCAATCTGATAGAGTAGAAAAGACTTTAAACTTTTCCGCCTCCATCGATTGAAGTATCGCCATAATACCTTCTTCAACACTATTACCACCCTTCTTCTCACCTAACGCAGCAGGGTTAGTGAAATGCTCCAGAAGCATATTACAACCTAAGTTCCTGTATTGGTCAGCAAGACCCGGATTTCCCATACTATCCCTGCGATTGCCGTCATGTGGGTAGGCTATGGGTATAAAACTGGGTCTGCTTTTTATAAATCCTGCGTGAGTTGCCGGGGAAGCTTTGGAAGCTCTGTGGCAATCATAAATGTAAAACGTATCTGTATCTTGGTCTATAGCGCACCATACTACTGCTGTCGGGTGATCCCAGCCAAAATCTATAGCGGCAATTCTAGGCCAATGTTCCTCTATCTTTATAGGATCAATGAATAGTTTGTCTTCTGCTATTGGGAAGACAAGGCCCGATCCTAGAGAGGGTCTTCCGTATCTCCTCATCTCGCGCTCATGCGGAGAATAACTAGATAATATCTGCTCCATTACAGCTTCGTTAAGATGCCCATTATTACCCATCATAGACATTATTCTTTCGGAAGCATCATCCCAAGTGGCGTTAGTTAGGGACTGCCCCGGCTTCAAGTTGTTCACGAAGCTTGCCACTGTCTCTGTCATGCCAGACTCAGGGGTGAACGTCATGTACACCATCCCGCGCCTGTCTAGCGTTCTCGTAACCGCTTGGGAGTATATATCCCTAGATGGCTCTTCGTCTAACCATACACAGTCTACTGAGCGACCCTGCCACTTCTCAACGCCCATCTCATAGGCTTTGAAGAATAAAGATGAGTTCCCACCGCTGACATGGCGAACTAGCGCCATTGACTTAGCATTTGGTACACCGGGCTTGCGTTCCGTTTTTATAAGAGTGTTTAGAGGAATCGAGCCGGAACCGTATGCTTCAGGGTCATCAGGGGAACCCAATAATTCTGCTTGTACTATATCTCTTGTCGTTTCGTTTGATACTCCGCCAGCCCACGCCGTGATAGGCTGCGTAAATCTACGACCATTCCACCACTTAGGGTACAATCCTGTGATATGGTAAGCTAACTCAGCAGCGCCACAATATGACTTACCTATGCGGTTAGCCGCCATCAGGAGCCTCTGGTTGGCTTCTAAGCCAGTTTCATGGAAGCCCTGCTGGTAGGGGTATGGGTCGTAGAAGTCAAGCTTATTGTACCGCTCTCGCTTCCTCAGCTCCCTCATCACCTCAACAGCTTTTTGAAGTTCTACCCTGCTGGCTTTTTGAGCCTGTATCATAAGTGGGTATAACTATACGTCGAATTTTTTATCTATTCTGTGTATCTCTGAGGAAACCCAAGTAGGGAATATAAACGGGAACACTCCGTGAATAACCCCAACCACAGCCAATACTAATAGCTGGCTGCTGGTTTTCCAAGAAAAGGCTAAATGCTCAAAATAGTTTTTATTTTGCTCTTTTAGATGTTTCATCAATTCATAAGTTCCGGTATTTCATCTATTGTAGAAGTCCCCATCAAAGCCTCTAGCTCCCGCTTTAATTCGTCTGTTGAAGCTTGCTCCACATGGGATATCTCTTGCTGCACTTTCTCGACAGGCTTTAGACCAGCTCTGTCCAGCACATCTTTAATAGCGCCCAGCCTGACACTTTCAGACTCCGCTGCGTCAACAAGGCTGCGTAACTGGGCCAATGCTCCCGGCACACAATCCTGTAACATCTTCTTCTGTCGCTCTTCTATCTCTCTGGCGTACTTGTTCTTTAGCTCATGCCCCCGCTGCTTTGGCGAACCATAGCCAGCGAGTTCTGCTGAACGAGTAGCATTACCCGTCAGACAGTATTGTTCAATAAAGGTTTCTTGCTTTTCTGTTCTCATATTATTTCTTTAAAGTGGGCCATTTTTTATAAACACAGGACCGGATACCAGACGGGTTAGGCGCGTTGTGCGCTAACTTGATTGCCGACCTAGCTCTCGCTAACGTGTTTACAGGGAAGCTTCCCTTGGGAGCGCCACCAGCAGGGCCGCAGAAGTCTGAGTCCTTTACTCTATTGTACTCACCGACGTTAGAACCGCCGGGTTTTTTTCTAGACTTTTTCTGTGCTTTAGTTAAAGCCATTAGTAATGTTGACCTTCCTTGCGCTTTCTCCACCATATTAGTGGATGCTTATGTTATCTAAAAATACCGATGGCTGAATGGATAGAATAAATATATAAATATAAATGAAGAAAGGGGGCCGGGGGGGTCGCACGCGCGCACGCGCATCACGCGCATGAAGGACGCAAGACCTTGACCGCTACACTAGCCGCAGTCTAGCCGCCTAGCAATTGCCATAGGTTCAGAACCAGACAGTAACCGGAACCGTGAAACCCGAACACCACAGCGGAGTGTGTGTGTGGGGGAGAAAGACATTCTCTAAAGCCCCTTAAATGGGCGAGTATTTACTACCCCACAATGCGTTTTTCCGCTTGACTTATCACCCTGACGCGTTCAGAGTAAGACCTACGCTAATCACTAGGGTAAATGATAATGACAAATTGTACTTGTTGTAATGACATAATCAGCGAATGGAATACTATGGCCGATGTTGAGAATGGAGAACGTCAGGATATCGATTACAATGGCGCTGTTTGCTATTTCTGCTTTTTCGATATTGATGATGACGATAAAATTATAGCGAAAGAAGATGCTATGGAGCAGTACAGGGCATCCGTTGAGGATGCGTCATACTACGATATGGCCGGAAACAACCAACCATAACATCGTAACTGATGAGCCGTTAAGCGGCGAAACTGGCGCGAGTCAGTCTTACGACACAAACAAGGAAACCAAAACATGGTACTTACAAAGTTTGAAAGCTTAGCCGAAGAACTAGATTATATAGTCGTTAGGCTAGCCAAAGAAGTTCAACGCTCTTTAGGCGCTAATCTTGAGCCGTTCAAGAACCAGAAAAGAGCCGAAAAGCTGGCGCTAATAGTGTTCCAACTGCGCGAGTCCGCGCTAACATTAGGCGATGAGGCAGAATGGATATGAACCCGCTAGAATTCTGGTTGGTCTCAATAACGCTGTTGTTTGTTTTCGCTTATATACTTTTCATCGCAACCAAGTAAGGAGAATCAACCATGACATACCACAAAAGGTTTGCATCGTTAAAGGCCGCTAGATCATGGGGCAACCACAACATGGGCCAAATGTTCATTATCGCCAAAGTAAGGCCGGGGCAAACCCTGAACGATTACCACAACAAAAGCAAGAGCATTCACTGGGTAATCAGATTCGATAAAGATTCAATATCTTTGTTTTCAGACTGGACACCCAACAGCTAATCAAATCATAGAGGAGTAAATCATGGCAATGTATAATGGCATCGAAGTATCCGAAGAATACGGCGGCGACATGCGAATGATCGACGATCCCGACAACCCAACCATCGAGGGAATATGGGATTCTGAGCGCCTGTTAGAAATCCACAACGATGAAACTGGCGAATGTCTGCCAATCTCATGCTTTACCAGAGCCGAAGCGTTACGAGAGTTTTCAGAGTATCTAGACGAATATGGAATGTGAATACAAGCGTTTCTGATGAGGGTTTTTATACCCGAAAACGCCGCGAGGCGTTCAAACGCAAACATGGAGAAAAGCAAATGACACGTAAACACTTTGAACAAATAGCGCAAAAAATCAGCGGTCTTGATTGGTCAAAAGACACCACACGTGATGAGGTTATCCAATGGGCGGTTGATTTCTGCGGCGAACAAAACCCACGTTTTAACGAGGCCAGATTTCGCGCCGCTTGCAATGCAAATTATGATGCGAGGGTTGCCAAATGAAAACCTACATTAATCTACCGCTAATGGATAAAACCTCAAGCGGAAAACGTAAGAAATGGTCAACTGATGGAGTCGTAACCTATGCCGCATCACTCGACCCCGTTGTATTTGTTTGGGAAAAGAACACCAGCCATAATGGGTATCAGGGGTATTCGGGTTATGTTTCCCTCAAGCATTGCAGTTTAATCAACCCACAGGGGCAAACAGCATGAAAAACGTTACAACACACACCGGTAAACTTGAATTTATTAAGAGAATGCCAAGCAGTTACTATGGAAACCCTAGATTTCTGGTGAGGGTTGACGGGTGGACATGTTCCACCACACCCGACACCATGCTAGCTTATGAGATCCAGAACTGGTTTGATAAAACTGTCACCGCTCAAATAGGTACGCATTACGGCAGCGCTCAGATTAACAATATGTGGGGGCCAAAATGACACAATCAGACTTTGACACCATGACGTTAAACCTTATCACGCTATACTATGGGCCTATCGATTCGGTAGACCCATATCACGCCACTGAAAATGCTACCGGGCCGCTATGTTATCTCGAAGCCGAGCGCCAACTAGCAGAGGATTTTCCAGAACTGCGCAAGGTTTGGTGGAAAGATCACGGCTGGCGTTTTAACGGGTTTCCAGAGTAACTAAAACAGGCACACCACAGCGTTAAAGGGCGGCCCCTGTAGGGTAGGCAGGGGTCACGCCCGTAACGTCGCTACAACCCCCGTTTTGACCCCTCTACGGCCCACTCTGGGGTATGTTTATCCCTGCGCCTGTAGTTTGTCGCCGTCCGATGGACGGTGGACAAGTTACGATTATTTTTTGCAACTAGATTCCGTTGGCGGCGAATATTTCGCCTTTGTTTTTGCTCAGATTCTGGCAACGGCTTGACTCAAGTGTAAATTCGTGATAAGATGCGTAGATGTTGACGCGGAACTACAGTTTAACTTACCTAACTTACGTTTTATATTCTATCTGTTGTTTAACGTAAGTATGTTTAACGTAAGTATGTTTAACGTAAGTATGTTTAACTAAAGTAGAGCTTCTACATATGTCATCACTAAGGGCTTAACTCATTGATTTAATTAAGAAAATAAAGGTCTTGCATTTGGTAAGAAAACCTGTCATAATACGCACTCGACAACGGGAGAATTGAAAATGAAGACACGCAACAAGACGAAAAAGGAAGTGCAAGCCGACGTGATAAACGCCACTGAAAAGTTGAATGATTTACACAAAATTAGTGCGGAATTTATCGATGAGTATCTGGAATGTGATGGTGATGTATGGTACTCAATGGCGATAAAATTAAGGGATTCAGTCTGGTCAGTTGACCACGCCAAGCGGCGCTTGGCTCAGTCTAAAGTGTCTGATAAGTATGGGCAAAAAGCCACATACTTGGGGGTTTACGATGACTGATTATGTGCAATGGGAGTGCGAATAT